GCACGTTTTATCACCGCACATGCCGATAATATGATCAACATCGTCCGTATTAGTCGCGGATCCGTTGTTGCCGTTGAGGGCCTTTCTGCGGCGTGCCAGGCTCATCGTCAATTCGCACAGGAGGATGAAAGTGCCATAGCAGTGCCAGAAAGAGTGGTCGCAGTCCTTGCCAGACCTGGCCATACAGAGTAGAGTCCTCATCGTGGTGCCTGTCACGCAAAAGCGACGTTTACGCACACCCCTTAGCAGCCATGCGCCAGGTAGGTGAAGCTGAGGTGCCTTTCCAGGTTTAACGAATTCCCAGTCAATGGGCCGCTTTGGGAGTGACGGCTTGTCAGTGATGTATATTCTGAACGGCCATTCAGCGAGCGTGTCGATGGTTGCTGCTTTACCGATCCACACGCTATTGAAGTAGGTCAACGCCTCCAGTGTGTGCCTAGGTGCTTCGCTTGGTGGCTTGATGGATGGAAGTGTGTTTTTGGTGTGCGTCGCAAGTAGGTCTAGAGCCTCTCGCACAACATCCCTGTTCGTTTCACCCGCAACATATGCCTCTTGGATCTCACAGTACTCATCGTCTGACACTTCGGCATCGCATGTGATGTTTGTCGTTGGCAACACTGGACCAAGCCATTGCTGTATATCCTCGACGTCGTCGCCGTTTGTGTAAGAGCCGTTGTTCCCGTTCAACCTTGACCTTGCCCTCGAGTTTCGACCTCTCGATTCGTACTCATCAAAGAAGTAGTCTTTCGTTTCATCGTCATCAACGTCTTTGTGACGAGTTCTGAACACCGCCATGCGATCAATGGCTTCTCTCAGCCCAATGTCATAAGCCTCCAATGAGCGTGGGACACATGTAATGTCAACAGATGGTGTGCGTCTGAAAGCCTCAACATAATCGATCAGCCGCGTCTCATTAAAATCCATTCCATGGTCGACCGCCTCTCCTTTGTCCATATCGTCCAGGGCACGGACAAAATCGGATCTATTCATTATGCGGGGCGGTATCGCCGTGAGGCCACTGCAGACTCTAGGGTCTACTTCGTCGATCCACAAATTGCCAGAGATTGTGACAAGTGCCCCTGCATAAGCGAACTTTAACGAGGGTGGATTAGCGGGTGTAGCTCCTGGACCAACTTTGATTACGATTTCCGTGATGTTGTTGTAGAAAGCGGCAGAAGCTGTTGCGCCTCCACTCATGAGTAGGGAAGATGTTTGGTTGTAGGCGAATTTCATTTCGGTGAGGAAGTTATAGGTGCCCGGCATAACAAGCACGTTGGCAGCTGGATTGGC